AACCTAAAGGACGAATAATGGCCACATTTAAGAACGTAATGATGCGTATTTTCGCAGTCATTGCAGCAGAAGCACTAGGAGTTATCGGTGCTGGTTCCCTCGTAGGTATCGAAGTATGGCAAGCAGCAGTACTGGCTGGCGCACTAGGTGCAGCCCGTGTACTCGAAGCACTTGCACGCTTCTTCCTCAACGATGGAAGCCTAACCGCAGAAGAAATCAACGCAGCCTTTGCTAAGGTTGACAAGAAAGCGAGTGAGTAAATGGGACAAAGACTAGACTTCATCAAGGTAGCCGAAGGCGAACTAGGTGTAATTGAAGGTCCGAAGGACAACGAAACAAAGTACGGCGCATTTACAAAAGCAAACTTCCTACCTTGGTGCGGTTCTTTTGTTAACTGGTGTGCTAACCAAGTGGGCTTGAAGATTCCTAACTGTGTATCTACAGTGGCAGGAGCAACAGCCTTTATGAAGAAGAACCAATGGGAGAAGGCAGAGGAAGCAATCCCTCTACCAGGAGACGTAGTGTTCTTTGATTTCCCGAACGATGGCGTTGACCGTATCTCTCACGTAGGGATTGTGGTCAAGGACAACGGAGACGGGACAGTCACCTGTATCGAAGGCAACACTGCCCCAGATAAGAAGGGTGACCAGCGCAACGGAGGCCAAGTCTGCCTCAAGGTGCGTGCCTACAAGAAGAAGAATGGTTCCAAACTCCGCAGGTCACAAGCCGTGACAGTTGTGGGATTCGGTAAGCCAGTCTTCAAGTCATAAGGAGAGAAAATGAATACAACCAAACTCGTTGCTATGGCAACTACTTACGCACGTGCAGCGGTCCCATCAGTGGTGGCCCTATACGCAGCAGGAGTAACAGACCCAAAGACACTGGCATATGCTTTCGCATCAGCGTTCATTGCCCCACTCTGGAAGGCACTAGACCCTAAGGCCAAGGAATTTGGCATTGGAAGCAAGAAGTAAACACCCTCAAATAGGGGCCTAGCAGCCCTTTAGAGACACGAAGACCCTCACCTCTAGGTATTACCTAGGAGTGGGGGTCTTTTTCTCATTTCTTCTGGACCCAAACTTGGTAGCCGTGATGTAGCACAATTAGTTCCTCGTTGTGTACGGCTATGAATCTATCCACTGCTTCCTTGGGTGTGTCTGACTGGTCAGTCCATAGGTAGTCATCAAAGGCTAGGATGCCACCAGACTTGAGCAGTGGCCACGCATTCTCTGCATCCTCTTGGACAGCCAGTGCCCTATGGTCACCGTCTATGTAGATGAAGTCAGAGTAATCCTTCTTCAAGTGTGGCAGGTACATCGTGGAGTCAGCCAGTACTGAGTAAACATTTGGGTACTTCCAAACCCTTTCAAGGTACTCCTTGTGGATAGCAACGAAGTCAATGTCGGTATGCTCATCGCTACCTTCCCAAGTATCAATGTCCAACAACTTAGATGACTGGTCAGTAAGGATGTTGTTAAGTAGCCACTCTGATGCGTGACCTGCAAATACACCCACCTGAACAAATCTTAGGTTAGGTTGACCAGCCAGATGGCTGAGATAGTTCTCGAAGTTCTGACGTGCTACTGGTTCAAACCAGTTCGGCGTGTCGTTTTGCATTAGGTATCCTCGCTGTGTATAATTAGTTATATAATAACATATAAATAATATATAGGCGCGGAGCGCCTTATATAATATATATATAATATATTATATACTACAATAGATTTAGATAGTACTCTTGTCTTAAGTACCCTCCTGTCCTTGACAGGGGTACTATCTAAAAACTACTAGACGGAGGACAAAATGTTCAACCCATTTAAGAAACGAATCAAGACAGAAACACTTGACTCTTTGATTAACATTCTCCTATCGGAGATTGATGAGATTTCAGAGTTGATTGAAGAACTTCGCAAAGACCTAGAAGACTTAACTGACTTCGTGGAAGAAAACCTTGATTAAGTTAGATGATTACACGCTACCTGAGCACATCAGTTACTCAGCATTCACAACCTATCTAACTTGCGGTTACCAGTACTACCTAGGCAGACTACTGCAGGTACCTGAGGAGCCAAGCATCTGGTCAGCAGGTGGCCGTGCATTCCACTACGCAACGGAGTTGTACGACTATGACAACGAATGACCTATGGGCTAAGGCTTGGAAGAAAGAAACCGAAGGCTTAGACCTCAACACTGCACGACGTGCAGGACGAGCAACTAAAGATAATCCCAACAAAGAAGATGGTTTCTGGTGGGATGCTAATGGTTCCATTTGGGTAGACAACTACATCAAGTGGCGCAAGAACAATCCTAACTGGAAAATCTGGACAACTCCACAAGGTGCTCGTGCCATCGAACTGGAGTTGAACCCAGTAATCGCAGGTGTGCCAGTCAAGATGTTCATTGATAGAATCTTTGAGGTAGATGGTAAGTTAGTTATCGTTGACTTGAAGACATCACGTACACGCCCAACCTCTGACCTTCAGTTAGGCTTCTACAAAGTAGGAGTCGAACAGATGATAGGAGCAGAAGTCAATCTAGGAAACTACTGGATGTCTCGTGAGTCGGGGACAGGAGAGATGATTGACCTGAGTAGATATACGCTAGACACGCTTGAGTACTTTGTTGATGGTTTTGATAAAGCACGCAAGGCTGGTATATTTCTACCGAACCTACAATCGTGCAATTTCTGTGGACTCACAGCACATTGCCAATTCACAAAGGAAAAGAAATGACAACAGAAAACTGGAAGTTACAGGTATCAGTTAAGTCACCCAATGGAGACTTGATTAACATTCGTGCCAACACAGCAGATGAACTTAGCGTAATGCTTGAAGGCATTGCAGACTACTCACATCAGATTGCTGCTACATCTAAGGCGGTTGCTGCTGCTTACACAGTGCTCCCTTTAGCGACTGGCGGTTCAACTCAAGACACCGCGCCAGCGCCATCCTTCGTTCCAACCCAGGCGCCAACTCAGTCCGTTGGGGTGGCAGGGATGTCAACACCGACTTGCGTACACGGAGCACGCATCTTCCGTCAAGGAGTCAGCAAGACGAATGGGAAGCCTTACGCATTCTGGGCTTGTCCAACACCGCAGGGAACACCAGACCAATGCAAGCCCGTCAACTAATACAGGACGAGATGCTATAAGAATTGGTGGAGGGGTAGTCAGACGGGGAAGATGATTACCCCTCTTCCAACTAAAGACAGGAGATGCAATGAGAACTTTAGTAAGAAGTGTAGGAAGACAGGACATTGGCGGTGAACCGCTACCAAGTTGCTTCAAAACATTTGATAACAATAAGATTATATTTCGTAGGTCAGAAGTATCTATGCTCGCAGGTACACCAGGTGTAGGTAAGTCAACACTTGCCATCGCACTAGCGTTGAAGATGAAGGTACCTTGCCTATACATCTCAGCAGATACCAACGCACACACTATGGCTATGCGCCTAGCCTCAATGATATCTGGTAAGAACCAGACTGATGTTGAGAACCTAATGAATGCTGACCCTGGTTGGACAAAGGCTGTGCTACAAAAGAGCAACCATATTGTCTGGTCATTTGAATCATCGCCTACCTTGCAAGATATAGATGAAGAAGTCCAAGCATTTGAAGAACTCTGGGGTTGCCCACCTGTTGCCATCTTTGTAGATAACTTGATGGACATAGCCACCGATGGTGGCGAAGAGTTTGCATCTATGCGTGCGATTATGAAGGAGTTGAAATACCTTGCTCGTGCAACTAACACTGCTATTATTATTTTACACCACACTTCTGAGGCTGTTATGGGTAACCCTTGCCAACCTCGTTCTGCCCTCCAAGGTAAGGTGGCACAACTTCCTGCACTTATCTGCACTCTGGGTGTTGTCGGTACTTCTATGGCTGTCGCTCCTGTAAAGAATAGATATGGGCGTGCCGATGCCAACGCTAACCTCACTTGTTGGCTATCATTTAACCCTGAGTATATGTACATCGAAGACATACCAGAGAATGGATAAGAGATGCTAAGAGAAGAAGAAGACGACATCACACAAGAGATGCGTCAATTAGTAATGGCTAAGGTAGCAGAAGAGATTGCCTCATTCATTATAAAGATTGAAGAAGCCAAGCCACCTGTCACTGATGAGTGGACAGAAGGCGTAGGTGTAGGTATGAACTGGGCTATCCGCATCTTGCGTAAGGATAAGAGTGCATACTGAGTGGCATCACAATCGCGTAAACATAGGGGTTACCGCAGTCAGAAAGTATTGGCTATGTATCTCGCAGAGAACGGATTTCCGTTTGCGGAGAGCACAGGTGCTGGTCGTAGTGGCTCTGACATTACTGGCACAATTGGTATTGATTGGGAAGTAAAGGCAAGAACAGGATTTAATCCTGCTGCTGCCATTGCACAGTTGAAGGAAAGAGATAAAGGATTGCTTGGCCTAGTAGTCTTAAGACTTAACGGGCAAGGTGAGAAGTCAGTAGACGATTGGGTCTGCTTACTTAGACTGGAGGATGCAGTGAAACTATTAAGGGATGCAGGATATGGTGATAAAAATTGACAGTGACTTGCCAAACATCGCAGATGTCCTCACACACTATGGTGCAAACATACGACAAAGACACGGGCAAGTCAACCTTAAGTGTCCGTTCCATTCAGATACGCACCAGTCTGGTTCAGCCAACCTCGACAAGAATATCTTTATATGCTTTGCCTGTGGCGTTCAAGGTAACTCGCTCCAAATTATTTCGTCAAGAGAAGGAGTAAACATACGTGAAGCAAAGCGCATTGCAGAAGGAATTACTGGGCAAAGCAGCGAACAAGTACGCGGGAAGCATCTCTCTGGCTCAAGACTACCTAGCAAGCAGGGGAATACCTCTGGAGGTAGCACGTCTGGCATCATTCGGCGTAGTCGCGGAGCCTGAAGTTGGACACGAGGCTATGGTTGGTAGGTTATCAATCCCTTACATCACTAAGACTGGTGTTGTTGACTTGCGATTTCGTGCACTTAACCCTGCCGTTGAGCCTAAGTATATGGGCTTGACTGGAGCAGAGACAAAGATGTACAACGTACTAGATGTTGAACGTGCAGGTGATTACATTGGTGTATGTGAGGGAGAGATAGATACGCTTACCCTTTCATCTGTCATTGGCATCCCTTGTGTTGGTGTACCTGGTGCTAACAGTTGGAAGAAACATTACACACGTTTGCTTGCAGACTTTGAAAGAGTCTTTGTCTTTGCAGATGGTGACCAACCAGGCACAGAGTTCGCACGTAGCCTAGCCCGTGAACTACCAGTTACCATCATTCAGTTACCTGATGGGTATGATGTCAACTCTATGTTCGTACAAGAAGGTGCTGACTACTTCCATCAGAAGATGGATATGAAGAATGGACTTTGACGAACTCGAACCACCTGAGTCCTATTGCCACGAATGCAAGACACAGTTTGAGAACTCATTTGAATTGATAGACCATACATTGGAAGATGATGAAGAGTTCAACCCGTACTACGTACTACCCAATGGATTCAAGTTGTTACTTGGTTCATTGCTAAGGTTTATGTACTACCACAAGGATGAACCAGAGAAGATTGCGTTGATTACTCAGTCAACATATGTAACTCTATTTGCATCTGAGATGGGTTACGATATGGTAGATGAATTGGTTGAGGATATGGTAGTCAAGACAGAGTTGCAGAACTTCGATGAAGAACTAAAGAAACTATTGACAAAGGATGATGATGGAGAAGGCGGAGCGTGAAGAGATATGGCAGATTATAACCCATCTGGCAGAACAAGGATTGAACGTACAGTCATACAGCGTGGAGGGCCAGTTCCTCAAGGTAACACTATCAGTTCCACTTTTGAGCAAGATGTAAGAGAGACGATGAAGGAACTCGGTGACCTGCTGATAAGCAAGCACCGTGACTATGGCCCAAAGAATATCTCTGACTCACCTGGCGGTGCGCTCAATGGATTACGTGTACGAATGCACGATAAGACAGCACGCATCAACAACCTCATTGACAATGGCACACAGGCACAACACGAACCACTGGAGGACTCCTTCAAAGACCTAGCAAACTATGGTATAATTGCACTGTTAGTTCTACGAGGAAAGTGGGATAAGTAATGGCATCTAAGTCATCATTTGACTTAGACTTTGGCTATGGTCGCAAAGGCGAACAACTTGTAGATGAGTTGCTTACTGGTAACCTTACTGTTGAAGTCAAGCGTGACCGCAAGTGGTTCAAGACCAACAACTTATACATAGAGACTGAATGTTTCTTCCAAAAGGTGGGAGACTGGGCGCCCTCTGGGCTAGGCGTGACTGAGGCAGGGTACTGGGCATTTGTGCTACAGGAATCAACTCTCATCGTACCTACTGATGTGTTGCGATATGCGGTAAAAGAATTTGGCAGGGCGATTAGTTGCTTCATCCCACCTAATCAAAGTAAAGGCTTCCTCATTACAGTAGATGACCTAATGACTGCGACGAGAAAATATAAAGATGACGATAGAGTGGAATAGAATCGAACGCTGGCAATACATAGTTGACTCTGTTGCTGCTGAGTATCACAAGAAGTTTGAGATAGATGCAGATGACATACGACAAGTCTTGTACCAATGGTTCGTTGAGCATCCTGTCAAGTTGGATACGTGGGAAGCAATCGGTGAACGTGATGCAAAGAACCTTATCTATCGTAGCCTACGCAATCAAGCATTAGATTACTGCCAACACTGGAAGGCTAAGTCTGGTGGCTATGAAACCTCTGACTTGTTTTACTATGAGGCTGATATGGTTGAGGCTTTGTTGCCCTCTGTATTGCGTGGAGAATTTGGTGTGACTGCTAAGTTAAATCTCGGCAGGCCAGGCCGTCCCTCTGCACCTAATGAAGGTGGCAACTTGATGGCTATGATGATTGAGATTGACTATGCCTTCTGGAAATTACCCAAGGATGACAGGCGCATACTATTCCTGCGTCACGCTGAGTCAATGGACTTCGCCAAGATAGGTGAAGAATTAAATATGGGTAGTGAAGATGCTGTGCGTATGCGACACAAGCGTGCCATCAAGAAACTTATTCATAAGGTCGGTGGCTTCAAGCCATATAGAGATGATGACTTAGAACCTCAAGACTCTTTAGAGTCATAGTCTACCTCTGCTGGGTCAACCCATAAATCTTCTGGGTAATCCTTTGCTAAATCTGCTAGGTATAGTTCGACTATCTCTTTCCAACTTTGTACTGTATTCATCTTATCCCCCTGTGCTATAGAAACCAGTGCCAATAAACTTTACTGCTGGTGCTGACCATACTCTGCTCATCGTGCTTTGGCAACAGATAGGTTCGGTGCTGTCACCATATGCCCTCTGTATTTCTTGTGTGCCACCACATAGGTTGCACTTGTATTCATATGTAGGCAATGTTAAACTCCTTCTCAATAGCACGAATAGTTCCACACGGATAATTTGGGTCTTCATCGCAACCACCGCAAAGTAATCCGTAATCTTTAGATTCATATGGCTTGTGGTATTGCACTACTGCACGCAGGGCACTGGTACCCCACATACCCTCTGCTAAGCGTTCAAGTTCCTTGATTCCGTGTAGCAATTCATCGTGTGTCATAGTCTTCTCCGTCTATAGGTGTAGGTGCTGTGCTGATGGAGCCACAGTCCTTACACTTCTGCGTTAAATCATACCAACCCACTGCCCTATCCTCCTCATCCCACATCACAGTTATCTCAAACATCAAGCATCCACAGATGCAGGCTAAGGTTGGTTCACCAGTGAGGTCAAACATCAGTACCAGTTTCTGCGCTGAGAATGTTTCCACGCCTTGCAAGGGGTACCGTAGCGGTGTTCTATGTAGCGATAGGCATTGAGTATCTGTACCGCAGGGTCTTTGCTCTTCTCTTTAAGCATCTGTGCTATGCCATAGGCACTACTACCCTGCTGGTTCTTGGCTAGATGGTCGAATTTACTCTCCTTATCGAACAGTAAGCGGATACATTTACGTTCGCTTGCATTCCATTTCCATCCATACTTAGCAAACTTCATAGCCATAAGCCTGTTGTTATGCTTCTGTTCCATCGTAGCCTTGGTTGGCTTGGCTACTGCCCTTGGCTTGACATCTACCTGCACATCTACTGTCACAGTGTGAGTCAAGGGGGCAAGGCTAGCCAGTAGCACAATACCTATGACTATGAATGCTCTCTTCTTCATCCACTTATTCTACCAATCTTCCTACGAACATCACGTCTGTGTCGTTGCTCGTGTCGCACTGAGTTATGCTTATAACTTAGCCCTGCTAATAGGGCACGCTCACCAGTGAGCAAGCCACCCCACACTGAGCCAACACCACCAACACTGAGGATATTCTCACTCTCTAACCCCTGTTCTAGGCACTGTGCCCTTACTGGGCAGGTGTGACAGGTTTCTATTGCCTCAACTGTGCGTAGCACCATCAACTGTTGCTCGTCTGCATAGATTGAGTTCTCGTAATGCCATAGGTCAGGGTCAGGATGTCCGTTGCACGATGCTTCTGTGTGCCAGTTGCGGTTCATCTGTTCCACCAATCTGTGAGAATTCTGGTTGTTTCTTTGCGGATGGCTAGCAATACAAAGATTCCAAACAATAGTGTAATATCCATTACCCCACTCTCACAATCTTGTGTGCCTCTGCATAATCTATATCTTCCCACTCTGTAACCTTGCTGTGTTGTACTGAGTAAAGCCATTCGTCATACTCCTTAAGGCTCATCTCTGCCACGTTCTCTGGTACTTCTGTACCCTCTGGCACTGTGACTTCTACCATCCGTGTGCCACTGATTAAATAAGTTATCTGAAATTTTTTCATCGCTCCCTCTCCTAGTACCATTTGTATACCACTTCATTCCAACACCCGCACGTCGTGCAAGTAAACCAATACGTCCCGTCCCTGTCTTCCCATTCCTCGTTCTCTGCCTCGCATACCACGTCACCCTCTGGCATAGCCTCGCATAACACCACATACTTAGACATCATAGTTTGCCCTTCATACAATGGGTGATAG